CTTGTAGCCATCTTCATTGTCTGCGCTATACATAATATAGAAATATGTAATTCTATGGTAAGAATCATTAGAACCATCTGGTTGTTTACGGTCATTAGCCGCTACGATTTCTGATTCTGCTTGGTATCCTCCTAGATTATCGCCCAATGCTTTGATTAATTCATTGATTCTGCTTGTATATATCTTCTTAGACTTAATCATAGACATAGAGTAATCGTCAAAATAGTAGCAGAACTCTGCATTGTCGAATTCATCCGCATAAGGATCCCTTCTGAACTTCATAGGATCGATATTCTTAAAGATAATATCTCCTTTGTACCAATAATTCTTAGTACCTCCTACTAGATTCTTATTCCAACCGACCATTGTAATACCTAAATTGAATAATGCGGCTCTTTCACCAGCTAACATTTGGTAATAATCCGCTTTAGTGTTGGCCCAGATAGTATCCATAGCTGAATTAAACTCTACACATAGTTGAATGTCGTCTTCTGCACGTGGCATCAGTTCCCCATAACGACCTGTTGTGTAAATTGAAGCAACAATGTTGTCTTTAATGTAGTTTACCCAGTTAGTATCTGGTGTCATTTGGTAAGATGGAAACTTTGCACGTACAACATCCCACACTTTACCTCTATCTGCACCGTCTAATAGGCGCATTCTTTGAATTGCTTTAGTGTAATGGGCATTTGTGTCCTTAATTTTGTCTTTAACATCGTTTAGACACACACCTTCAGGTAGCATTTCAGACCCATAGATATCTTTAGTTGGCTTTTTCGTCATACTCTATCACTCCCTCCAAAGATTTCTTGTACATTATCCATAACTTTACCCATTTCCTCGTACACTTTATCTTCAGTAGACTCTGGTTGACTGATTACGTCTGACATTTTAGGCATAACTACGTCAGGAACCACAGGGATAATGTTCTCATTCTTGTGATGCACTACAAATTGTAGAGGTTTTTTCACTAAAATAAGTGCCAAAACAAATCCAAGAACGAAAAATATAAGGTTATCCATATAAATCTCCTCCTTCGATACCGAATGCGGTACCTTGATCATCAAATGAATCGATTAAAGTTGGCTCTGAACCGAGTTGCCAACCTCCTTCATTCATTTTTTTCTTCTCTTCAGATATGTCATGACCATATTGGTCGAACATATTTAAGAAAAGTTTACGTGGATCTGCTGGAAGTTCCATACATATCCATTCCAATGGTGTGATACTGTGGTCATTTTTATCGATAGGTTCGTCCTTTGCATTAGATTTATCATTCAAGGTACGAGACTTGAACTTACATTCACGCATTTCTTGAATCAAATAAGTACAACAATCGTATACTTCTAGTCTACCCTGTTCAATGTAATCGTTTAATCTAAATATTCTAGCTTCACGATTAATGTAACCTGGCTTAAAGTTGATTCCATACTCTGCATAATGTGTGATTAAATCCTTCTTGTCATAGTCTCTTTTATTATTCTTCGGATCGATTATAGGAGTAGTATACCATTGGCCAATTGCTACATCCTTGGCTGCTTCCTTGAATAGGTCGGCAAGATCCTTAACAGAAGTATTGTTGGTACGAATGTCTTTATAAATGACTAGCTTACCTCGGTCAGTATCTATATAACCAAACACGAATGTAGACGGATCTTGTAACCCGTAATCGTGTGCAGCTATAATTTTATACTTTGGTGGAATAACTATCTTAGTTGGCGTCGGTCTTATACACTTAGCAAAACTAGGATATACAAGTCCTTCTGCAAATAAGAATGATCCGTAAATAAACCTTCTTACCCACCAGTCAGGTTTATTTTTTGTATTAACTTCAATGTAATCGTCAGGTAAGAACTTATTAACATCTGTAGAAGCTATGTGACAAGAAATGTTTGGGTCAATCTCTGTAGCAGATTGATCGTACTCTTCTTTACAGAACTTCCCGAATTGATGTATGTCGCTAGCTACCTGAAGAATATCTGAACGAATCCACCCTGAGTCTGGGTTAGATTCACAAATAAGTTTACGCCAATCGTAGGTAACAGGTTCTTGATCAGTTCTCTCCTTAATTACTCTACGTCCTGCTGTGTTACGTAAACGTGTCTTTAATTGGTGAAACGCTTCTGCTTGAACTTCCGATGCTTCCAACATAATAACTAAGGAGTAATTGTTAGACCTTAATTTATCTGGATCGTCAAATGGTCTCAACATAAGACGGGCATCGTTAATAAAATCTAAATACGCCTTTTGAACATTTCTTGTCTTAAGGAATGCAAGTGGGAAAGATCTCTCGAAGTCCCTTAAAATAGTTTGTTCATATTGTGACGTAACGTTTGCTCCAACTAAGATGTTAGCACCTGGAGTAATTAGAATATGTTTCTCTACTTCCTTCTCAGATGTTTTTGTTTTACCTGTACCGTAAGAACCGAAGTTCCCAATAATACGGTGAGTGTCTCTGTGAACAGATACTTGGTGTTCCATAGGAGTGTAGGTATCAACATACGTGTTACACACCGGATTAGAACACTCAAGCCAATCTGTACTTGGCGCCCCAGATAAAGAGACAGTTGGTTGAAGCTGGCTGTTACACCTTGGGCACTTACTTAGTTTCATCTGGTGCAGTTGCTGCTTTCTTTATTTCTTCAACAGTTTTAGCGTTAGACTTTTTCATCTTCTCTTTAAGAAGATCCTTTTTAAACTTTTGAATGTTTTGATTTGCTTCTTGCTTTTCACTTGGAGAAAGATGAGAGTATTTTTCTTTAACTATTCTTTCTTCCTCATGGGCAATAGCATCTGCTGTAATGTCTGGACGAAGTTCAAACTCAGGGGCGTAGTGTTCAAGAACTGAAGACACAGCTAAATTATACATATCATATAGTTGTGACTTAATAGCAATTAACTTATTCATTTGTTCCTCAGTAGGATTCTCTGGTAATTGCTCCCCGTTAGCTGAAATCGTATAGGCATTCAACATATGTAGAGATAAAGTATGTAGCATTTGGAATGCAGTTTGTAAATCTAATTCAGGTGAGATTATACAAAATGTTTTTTCATCTTCTTGTCCAATTGCAATAAGGTGCTTTGCATCAATATCTCTATTTTCAACTTTTAATTTCATGCTTGTTCCTCCTTTATGATTATTTTATCACATCTAAAAATTAAAAAGCAACCGGGGAATAGAGGAGAGGTTAACACCTCCTAACTTCCGGTTGCTTAATTACCTATGTAAGGGCTTGTCGCCCTTATCGTTTTCCCCATAAAGGGAAGAACCAACATGTGTCTGGTACACCAGACATCTTAAATATATCATGGGTAAATTGTTTTGTAAATGGTTTTTATGAACAGAAAACGAAAGTGGAAATTATTAAAGCCAACACACCAACAGGCTTTATGGGGAATATAAAGGGGGCATCAATCACCAAATTTTCAAAGCCACCCAGGGTAAATTATTATAAGAATTCAAACCCTCAATTAAATTTACTATTCACGACGTTTTAAGGAAATATAATCAATCACTGCTTAAGCAATATAAAGACTGTTATACTATTAAAATTATTAGACATATTATTTACATACGTAGTTTACATGTTTGATATCGTTTATCAATATATTTTTAGGTACTTTTTTGATACGAAAAATGTATCATCAAGTTCCCCAAAACTCTTTTTCCTCAGGCTAGATTGACCCTACAAGTTTAATTTTTGATACAAATATTGTGTCATTCGTAATTTTAATTTTTTTATGATACAAATATTGTATCTATTTTTAATTTTTTAAGCCTTAAATAACTTTTAAAAAAAGAGTTTTCATGATACAGAATTTGTTCCCAAATTTTAAATACCAACTTTACACATTTGTGCCGTATGAGAAGAATTCAATCGATGGTCGCAAGTGCATTAGAACACAACAAGATTTGACGAGCGACAAGACTGCAGAATGATACTGTATGTTAAGAGCTGTTAGTTGAGCCTTGGTTTTTTACTAGGCAATTGAACACGTTACTAACCACGTAAAACGCCGTACACAAACACGCCATGGACAACACACCGTGTTTTCCAAACCTTTCAGATAAAAATAAAAGATTTTTATGTAGTAAGCGGACCAAGTTTACCTCAGATTCAGGACCCCACCCGAATCTTCGGCGTACCCTTTTCCAGGAAAATGGTACCTCGTTCATATACAAATATGAACCCGAAAAGCGAGGAGCCCTTGCGGCATTTGAAATACAGGTCTTCGTTCAACACCGTAACATAAGCTTCGCAAATGTTACTCCTAAGTTTTTTAACTTAAATCAGTTTACTACATACCTACAATAAATTTTTCCACGGTAAAATATCGTCGAAAATGGCAAGGACTATTTAATCTTCTAGTTGGCCTTGGTGTCCTTACCATTT